CAGCAATGTTGGATGGCGGAGCAGTTTTGCCAACAGCGTTAATGACTGCAGTCGTCTCAGAGCTAAAGCGCTTGCCTGTACGTTCAACGTCCAGGTCATAGCCAACAGCACGGACAGCAACGTAATACCGCCCGACCTGTGTGTCCAAAATGTCATAGCCCGTGCCAGATACGAAAACCGTTATTGGGTTGTCGGCATCGAGCCTGTATACGACTTCATACTCGTTAGCCCGAACGGATTGCTGCCAGTTGACCTTAATTTTTTGAAGGACCTTGTCGCCCTCTTCGTAAAAAATCTCCTCCAGCTGCAAGTTTGTGACCGGATCCGGCTTCTCCGCAAGCTGGGTAACCGTCCGAGAACCGAACGTAAAGCTCGAATCCTCAATGATGTCGTACTTGTTGCGTTCATGTGCTGCTGCTGTAACCGTATAAACGCCTTCGCCCTCCTCAACAGTAAGCACGCGCCACTGCGTCAGATTGATCTCTGAATACCCGATATTGAACGGCGCACCAGCGGCAGGTGCTTTCCTCGCAGCAGACAAAGCATTCAAAGCAGTGCCAAGCGTGACGGTGTTGCCGACGATGTTTGAGTTCGGAACTTGAATGTAGTTACCGTCTGTGTCGATCGTATGGAACACAAAGTCTGTTGGCGCACTCGCCCCAAACATTTCTGTGTCGCTTCGATCTAGTTTGATCTGCGTAATGGTCGAGCCAGACGCAACACGACCAGCAACGACACGACCTGTGCGTACTGGATCACTAATCTTGATGTAATCACCAGGACGAACCTTAATTCCTGCAGCTACGTCAGTTGAAAAACTGCAAACCTCAGTTTCTCGATGACTCGTATAAAGGAACCATTTGCCCAAACGACGAGCCTGCCCCCTGCTAGTGCAAGCAAAAGCGTCAATCTCTTGCTTGTTGTATCCGTACTTATCAAGAAAATCGACGTTCGGGTCTGATGAGTTGATGAACTGGCTGTTTAACTCAACCAGCTCTTGACGGTAGGCCCTAGCAGCCATATCGAAGTACCTGACTGCAACGCAAGTCGGGCGGCCCTTCATGCTTGAGCCTGAATAGCTGAAGCCTTCTTGAGTGACGTTTGACTGGTTAAAAATGTAGGTAAAGTCTTCTGGGCGATCTTGTGCGATCGAAATCCCGCCAGTTCCGTCAACAGACGTTCCAGCCTCCCAGAAAGGCATGGCACGAAACACAGAACACAGCTGCTGGACTAGCTTGTATGCGTCACTCTGCGAGTTAATTAAGACGTTGCAGCTAAAACGTGGTTCTGTACCGCCAGCATTGTTGCTGATTAGCTCAGAGCAGTACTCAGAAGCCTGCTGAAAACTATAAACATCAAGATTGGCTGTTGCGTCAGATGTGCCTTCAAAATGGTCCCCAGTTCTATCTTCAGCCTCTTCGCGTTCTGTGGGCGTAAGAATGTACGAACCAAGGCCATAACGGGTGTTAGTCAACAGGTCATACAAGATCCATGCGGGGTCATTGCACCATTCTCGTGCTGCTTTAAACGACCCGGTATACGTTCCAGAGTACGAAAGCGAGCCGTCCGCCCTAACAGTTGCATTGTGAGGGATGCGGATCTTTAGCCCCCTGATGCGGTAAGTCCGCTTGGGAATGCTTGGAAACTGTTGAGCATCAAACTTAAGCCCAAAAACTACGCTGTTTGGATAGCGCGTTTTGTCAGTAATAACTTGAACGTAGTTGTACCAAATAAACGTATCTTGAATCGTATCTTCGCTACCTCTAACTTCCTGCGTAGTCCTAATAACACGGATTTCTACTGGATATTTTGCCGTGTTATTTACAATGTTTCCTTCAGCGTTAGTCGTTTTGGTGTCAAGAGTAAGAGTATGTGTGCGCTGGTATAGGTCTGGCGTATACCCCTCTATCTGAAAGTTTCCATCACCTAAATACCCTTCGTTTTCAATAGTGTCTGTGCTGCCCTCAAGGGGCACATCGGCAAAATCGGAGTCACCGTTGTATTTAATTTGAATCTTGTAGCGAAACTCAGTTCCCTTGACCGTTCCATTGTCTTTGACGCGTGTAAGCGCTGGGACGCCTACCGTGATGTTTACTTGGTCAACATCAGCATCAGTAATCGTTCTTGTTACTGGCGTTCCATCGCTCTTAAAAAACGTTTGGCCTTTGGTGCCTGCGGGTACGCTTGCCTTAGGAACTTCAGTGTTAACGTCAACAATGTTTCTGTTCGTTGAATTTCCAAACGCAGAAAGAGGTGGTTGGTCTTGGGTGCCTAATTCAACCTGAAATATCCCCTTGTCAACATCAAAATTTAAATGCTGTTTAATGTTTGCATCTGTAAGCTTGCTGCTATTACTGACTTCTGCTGCTTCGTTCAAAACAGGAGTGTTGTTAAAAAACACATCCTTTAGCGCACCAATCGCATACTGCTCTGGTACAAGGCTGTGGCTAATCTTTACGCCGTCAGGGTGAATAGCGCTAGGGAAGCCTTCAATCTCGCCTTCGCACAGCAAGTCAACAATTTGAGCCCTTTGCCTGGAATTAAGATCGTCTTTTGGCATTGTCAGTCAGCCTCGTCAATAATATGGGCCACTAAGCCGGTGCTTAGAACCACGCTACCGACAATCATCTCCCCGTAAACGACTGGAACAGGAACGCCTTCCTGGCTTACGTTGTCCAAACCAGAAAAAGCAAAGCCGCCACGAGGATCTGCCTCTCCAAACTCAGGTTGCTTTGGAACGGGCGTAATCATCTGCGCAATCCCGCCAAGAGTCAAGGCAAGGCCAAGGTTGCCTGCTGCTACAGCAAGGTTTGCTCCAAATGTAGCTCCCTTTGTAATACCACCAAGAAATGAAGTTCCACCAACTCCTGAACCTGGAACAAGTACGGAAGCAGTAATCAGTGCAGCGCCTAACAGAATTGAGCCAAGACCACGCCCACCCGCACCAGAAACAACGGGAATAACCTTTACAACGTCATCCTCAGCCATCGGATAGTGCAACTGCTCAGGATGGTCCGCAAGCTGCAGATCAAACTTGCCAACAGCCACCTTGTAATAACCGTCCCGCATCAAGCCGCGTAGTTCGGGGAAATTACACAGCAAAAACTTGATCGCATCGGCTGGTACACGCACCAATGCTTCAAACACGCTCTGACCGCAGTGCTCTGCCAAGTGCCCGTAAACCTTGACCGTGCGGAGCATCTCCCGTCAGCCGCTATACCTCACAATTCTACCTGTGACTTTCTGCCAGTACCCGTCCCAATAATCCCTAGATGACAGCCTGCCTTGCAACTGGTGCAGCATCTTGCCCTCTCCGATATAGACAGCAACATGATTCAGGCCGCGACAGCCATCGAGACGCATAAACAACAGATCACCTTTTTTGGGCTCCATGCCGTCTGTTTCAACAAAACCCGTGTCGGCAAAACAGCTCTCAAACATTGGTGACTGACGAAACAGCTCTGAACTGGCAGGCCGTTGCCAGTCCCGCAGCTTGATCCCAAGCGTTTGCCTGTACCAGTCACGAACAAGCGTCCAACAATCGGATACGCCCCACACCCATTCACGCCCTACCAGTGGGGCTTCATAACCAGAAGGCTTGATGCTGCACCAACGCTCGTCTAGCAAGCTGACAATATGCCAAGGCAAACCAAACTGTTCGCACGCCATCTTGTCCGCTTCACTAGCAACAGCAGGCGTTTCAGGGTGACTGTGAACAATGGCAAGGATGGTCCCGGCATCTTCAGCATCTGCGTAATCAAGCGGGTCAAGAATAAAAAAGTCGTCCTCTGTTGAGATGTTCTTGCAAGGCCAGTACCGCTGACGGCCTTTGACGACAACCAGCAAGCCGCAAGCCTCACGCGGGGCATCCTCTTTTGCGTGTTGGAGCGCAGCTTCCTGCCAGTCCTGCATCAGTTGTTTTGACCGACACTAGGGAACGATCCAAATGGCAACGCGCCAGAGCCAAACCTGAGTTTGCAGTCGTCAAGCGTTTTTCCACATTGGCCTGCAACCTCACGCGGGTACTCAACACCAGCAGTAATCGTTTCCTCCACCTCTGGCTCGTCAGTAATTACAAGGCCTGAAGACCAAGTAATGTCCGTCCCATCCGTGTCTGAAAGCACAAGGTTGCCATCGTCCTGTAACCGCAACTGTTTTCCTGTAAACGCAGCCGTAGTGACTTTGAGAAGAATCCCTGCTTCCTCCAACGTGCCAACGCCGGGGTGGTTGTTTCTGAACGGGTTGCCGCTACCTAAAGAAACCTTGGCTTCAAAGATCTCATCATTACGAAACAGCCCAGTTGCCGAGTCGAAAGACACTGCCGTGAACTCGTTCCAAGCTCTTTCTTGCCCGCTGTAATGGCCCTCAGGCAAGGTGTTGGCGCGAATAGTAAACGTCACTGTAATCGTGCGGTCTCCAAGCTCTTTGCTTGTATGGCTGAATTGCTTTTGCTGTGTCACTGTCGTTCCAGCCTGTCCAGAACTTGGTTGACTACCAACTAACTCGTAACCAAGCGCACCAGCACGCCCACCTCGCACGTTTGCTGGGATAATTTGGTTTGAGCCGTCAACTTGGTAGAAGCTGGCTCCTGACGCAACTGCTGTTTTCCAAGTGTTTGAAGCCCAAACGACAGACTCAACTCCTGTCAGATCAGTGTCGTAAATGACGAGATTGCCGTCATTCTGCATCACGATTTTGTAGTTTCCCCGTGGCCGCTTGGTGTTGGTCGCCCACTTTGCATATTTCCCAGCAGGTTCAGGCTTCGTATAGGTAACAAAGTTGCCGTCTGCCTGCATAAGAGCAGTGAAGAACCCGTTTGAAGAAATTAGTGACTGACCGTTGGTCAGCTCACTACCTGCTAACAACTTGTCCGCACCAGATGTGTACGTGTAGTTCTGTGCAGAGGTATAGGTAACTGTTTGGCCGACAGGGTTAAAGTCTGCAGCTCCGGCGTAGCCGCACTCTTTGCCGCGATACTTCCACTGACATAGGTTCTGCATCACCAACCGTCGTGGTGCTCTTGCGTTTGCGAGGTCTAGCGAAGACACCATCTCAAACTCAACAAAGTCGCGAGTCTCAGCAACCTTGCGGTCGATGTAGTAAACCTCCTTAGGCATCTGTGCAGCATCGTCTGTGCTGGGGTTGCCATACGGATTGACACCGTTTTCCCAGTTGCTGCCGTCAAGAAAACGGCTCAACGTGCGAATCCTTGTGACCCGTGCGCCGTTCAGATCATTGCCTGGTGTGAACTCGTTTACGCCGAGCAAAAGCTGCGTAATGTTGCTGTTCAAGTTGGCAACACGAATTGTTGGTCGAGGCAGTCCACCATCGCCCTTGTACTCAAAACCCGATGCCTCAATCGGCAATGGCACATAAGTGTTCCCGTTCCAATAAATGGAGTACGCACTAGAAATGTCGTCAGAGCCCGATGGCTCAGTTGTTTTACGGTTTCGTCCAGCATGAAAATAATATGACTGGTCTTCACTACCCCCGTGCATCGACTTGAAAGTCGTCAGCTCAAACAGCTCGATAATCGCAAACGGCCCAGAGCTAAGCAGCTCTTCGTAGACATTGCCTTCACTCATGGCTCAATGACTTCCTGGAACGTTGCAGTGATCGTTGCCCTGTTCAAATACGGTATGGACTTCGACCAGTCTTGGCAAATCCACTTGTAAGTCGTGCTGTCGTCGGGCGGTGACCAGTCAAAGTGTTCCGCTCCACCGCGAGCTTCAAGGAAGGTTTCGATGGTGTCAGCATCGGTTTCTGACACCTCAAACTTCAGGCTCCACACCTTGAGGTCTGTGTTCAACCCGAAGCGCAGGCGCTGGCTGTAGCCATCACCGAACTGGACGTTTCGCACAGTCGGTTGGCTGCGCTTGCTGGCCCCGTAGGTCGGGTTGATCGAAGGGAAAGTAGCCATCAGCGGGTAAGCAGACCACCAGGCCGCTTCTGTTTAATCAATTCTGCCTGCACTGCCTGCCCAATCAAGCGGCCAAGCTGATCAGCATTGCCTTGGTTGCCTTGGACCTCGGTGCCAGAGGCATCGACGTTGACGACGACGCTGGTGCTGCCCATAGCGTTGTTTGGAACGATGTTGCCCTGTGCTCCAGGGACAAACAGCTCAGGGCCACGTTCGCCAACCATGTAAGGACGGCCTGCACCAACCGCTCCACCAAGCGCCCTTCCAGAAACAAGCGTTGGAGGTGTAAACAGTCCTTTCGGATCATTTAAACGCCCCCCACCGCCCAAGCCAGGAGCAAGACTGGGAATGCTTGTTCCAGCCTTTGCTGTAGGCGAGGTTATACCGCCTGAACTGGGGAAGAAACTCATAAAAATTCTCATTGCTTGCATCTTCAGTTGAGCTGCAATCATTTCTGCAGCCATATCAAGGAAGTGGTCCGCTGTGCGCTGAAACAGGTTGGCTAATGCTTCACGGGCACTCATGCTGCCGTCAACAATGCCTCGGAATGACTCAGCAAACGAGTTGCCCAGGCTCTCTGATAAAGCAATTAACTGAGTGACGGGATCCATCAACGTATTGATCTGGCCCTGAATCGCTTTGATTGCATCGTCCATTCGATCACGATCACTTTTCTCAGCATCACGAGCAGCATCTTTAGCCTCTTTGGCTTTACCTTCTAGCTCTAACCGACGTTCCAAAAGCTTGTTAATTTTGTCTTGAATTTTGCTTTCTAGCTCCGAGGTTTCTGCTTTTGCCTTAAGCGCCTCAAGATTCAAAATATGGAAATCAAGCTCATCACTTTGTTTTTCCTTGAGCCTGTCTATCTCTTTAACTTGCTTGTTGATCTCAACAGTCTGTTTGGCAACTGCTGGAATTATTCCAGCCATAATCAACTCGCCATACTCTCGTTCAAACGCCGCTTTATCTTTAATTGCGTTGAGCTGATCCTGAAGAGGTTTTGCAATGTCCTTGGTTCGAGCAAGGCTTGCTTCTGCAAGCTGAAGCGATTCCCGTTCAAACTTGAGGTTTGCTGCCTGAATTTCGCCAAACTCTCTGGCTTTAATTAGGTTCTGATCTTCTTCATCGCCATATTTTTCTAGCTCTGCTGTAGCAACCGCTGTTGCTTTCGTTCTCGCAAGCTCACGAGTCAAAATAATCCGCGCTGCCTGTGACTGTCTGCCTTGCAGTTGAAGCAGCTCCTGTTCTGCACTTATTCGACCGCGAACAATCTCAAGTCGTTTCTTGAGGTTAATCGTCGGGTCAGTAGCCCTACTTGTATCCGTATCCAACAGTGCAAGAAGTTCTGCACGTGGGTCGGTAATCGTTCTTGCCTCTTGTTCGGTAACAGGAGTCCTTTCCTCCACCGCAAACCCGCGAGTTCCTCTTCGGAAAGCCTGCCTACTAAACGTTGTGCCACGCGCTCTGATTTCTTGTTTGGTCAGCTGAACTTCTTCTTTTTTCAGCCTGTTAAGAGCAACGGCAATAGCCTGCCTTCTTTCGTCGAAACTAAGGCCTTTGGTCTGGAAGAACAGTTTTTTAGCTTCTTCATCATTAAAATCTTCAGCAATGCCAAGAATTGCAGCGGAGAACGTAGCCTCGTCTTTGATCCCAGCAATACGATCAAATGCTGCTTTTGAGCCAAACAATGCAGCAGCTTTTGTAGTAAGGTCCGCATCGCCAAGAAATTTAAATGCGCCAGCCAGTTCTAACGCTTCTTCTTTTGTGATCTTTAACTGTTTAGCAAGCCTGTCAATATCTCCGGTAAAAAGTTTTGTGTCGCTGCCAGCCTTAATAAATGACTTATTTAGCTCTTTAAGTGCATTGTTAAATTTAATCTGCTTGTCAACAGCCTCTCCAAGCGCTGTGCCAAGAATGCCCAGTGCAAATCCAAACTGACCGCCAATAGCACCACCAGCCGCACCACCGATACCGCCTAGTGCTGCTGCTTGCATACTTTGACCAAACAGTGCTGGGAAAGCACCGCCAATCAATCCACCGCCAATCGCTCCACCAAGCCTGCGATTACGAAGCCTGCGAGCGATAGGAGAACCTGCAATTCTTCTTCCCCCTTGAATTGCACTAGCGGCAAAGCCTCTTCTTGCTGGCTCAGGACCGATTGGTGCGCTGTATTGAGTGGTTGGGATTCCAGGTGTTCGCGCTAGCTCTTCATTAACTCGCCTAATCGCTGCAAATAGCTCTCGATACTCTGCAGTACCCCGGTCTACCTGGCTAATGACGCTTTGCAGTGTTTCTGAGTAATTACGAAGAGCATTAGTCGTATTAGCAGGCTTAAACGCAAGCAGATCTTGAATTGACTGACTTTTTGCAAACTGCGCCCCAGAACGCCCGCCACCTGCTGCCATATCCCTAAAAGCAGCCGCAGTAGTCTCTGCTTCTTTGTTTAACCGTCTTAGCTGAATAATTGAACGGGTAAAATCTGTTTTAACGATGGCACGGGTAAAGTCAGCCCAAGCGCCTGAGCCAAATTTGACGCCTCTCCTGTAAGCATCTAGCTGCTTGCTTTGCTCAGCCAAAGCGGCAGAGCTTTTTCTGATCTGAGTAGAACTTTTTGCAAAAGCTTTTGCAGAGTCAATAGCTTCTTTTTTATTTCTTTTTTGTCGCTCAGCGTTCTTCTCTAGCTGTTTGTTTAGCTTTTCTGTATTAGCTCCAGCTTCTTTAAGCTGGTCTTTAAGTTTTTTTTCTGTCGCAATCAGCTCTTTTAGCTGATTCGTCAGGCGAGTGACACTCTGCGCTTGTACGTTTACGCCAATGTTAATGCCATAATCGGCCATGGCTAAACGTACAGCGACTGCTCAGCCAAGTCTATCGTGCCTACCGCATCTTGGCCCTTTGAACCATCTTCGCTTGGTCTCTGGCTTTTTCCTCCTCCTCGTTTTTCAACGAGTAATAGGCTGACCAACTCACCAGCTCTTCCTGAGTCAGCTGCTGCGTCAGAACACTAACCGTCATCCCGAGCTTTTCGGCAAGAAAAAAGATGAAAAACCAGTCGTTACTAGCTTTTCAAGCTCGCTTTAGCGTCCTCCACTTTGTTTTCCGCACCAGAAGACAGCATGGCAAGCTGAATGTCCTGAAGCACACCGGCTTCGATTGAGTTCTTCAGCACTGCCTTTTCACCGTCCTGAAACAACCGCTTACCGTCAGCATCCAATGCCTTGCGGATCATCATGCTCAACGCAAAATCGCCCGAGTCTTCTGAATCAGCGGTTTTCTGAATTGCTTCGCGCTCAGCAATGGTCAAAGGGTGCCAGTAAACCTCCAGTACCACCTCGCCGTCTTGCTCGACCGCGTGCTTATACAGCTGACTGACGCCAAATTTGTTGCGAAGAAGCTCTACAGCTCGCATTGAGGAGTTACCTGCTTTCAATAGAATACTACGCTGTTGCCGTAAATTGGCAAGAAATCACTCCAACAAAGTGCGACCTGTCTTCGATGTTTAACGGTGTAGGCCCAACAATGTCCAGCACTCTAGGCTTGCTGCTAAACGTATCGGTGTAACCACTGGCATTGACTGAGGTCAGGCCGTCAATAACTGACTCACTGATCGCTGAAAGCACTGCCGTGCCAGCAGATTTGGGCACATAAACGTTGCATTGAATCGTTCCAGCGTAATAATCTTGAGCCGCGCCTTGGTTTTGGAGCGTGGACTGCCCAAAACTAACCGTCATCAAGATGTATTTTTTAGTTTTACCAGGCGTCGTAAATGCCACGTTGTCGTAAACCATTAACACCGTGTTGTCAGCGGCTGCAACTGCATCCGTTACGGCCTTTTCAAAAGCAGCGCGAGCGTTTACAAGAGTCATTGCGCCACCTCAAAGTAATCAATATAGGTCTTACCTTTAAATGATCCAAATTCTCCAACACCACCTCTGCCCGCAACAGAAATCAATGCCCTACGACGCTCTTTAAAGTTTCGCTTGACCATTTCTTGCATTTCTGGGCTTTGGACAAACCGCTGTACTCTTCCGTCCTCTAATGCCCAAACCGCATACTTGACCTGATTGCCAATAAAAACACGTCGTTTGTAATTAAATTCCTTGTCGGGCGGATAAAAACGAGGATCAATTTTATAGCCCCTGTCTGCCTTGCTGTTTGTATTTCCCTTTTTAGTCCATTTGGCCTTACTAAGGCTGAGCCAGGGCTCTTGCAACTCATCAATCGGTTGAATTTTACGCCTATCTGCTTTCCAACTTGATGCAAAAAACCCCGTATAAACAGGACTGCGTTTTTTGGTCGCAAGCTTTCGCATAATTTCGCGAGTAAGCCGGTTGAAGCTTTCCTGCATGTGAGCTTCAAGGTCAGGCATGATCTGGTCCGTGCCAGCGCGTTTAGCCATCAGAACCTCACCAGCAGCTGATACAGATACTCTTGATCGCCTTTGAGCGTGTTTATTGACGTTATTTGAGCAACGCGATTAGATCCTGCATACTTCAACGTCACCGTGTCTTCAAACGTTGGCTGGTTGTCTCCAATCAGATCGGGAGTGATATACAGCTTTGCCTCGCGCTCCTCGCGACCCTCTTCTTCCTCAGCACGCACAAACTCGATTGGTGCGTCAAACGAGTAGGCCGTATCAGTTGTGGTCAGCGCTCCGGTGCTGGTGTTGTACGTCGGAGATGCCTTACGGGTGTAAGTGATCGTGTGGTCAAGTGACTTGCCCAGGTCAGCAACAACCGACTTGGCAACGCTCTTGAACAAACTGTCGAGTGCGCCTGCCATCTCAACCCCTCACAGTACGGACCTGATAGCTCCCACTACCGCCAAGGCAGTAAGCACCAAGGTAAGACTGCAGCCAAGGATAAACATCAAACACGTTATTAACTGTTCCCGTAGCCTGGCTCGAAGTGTTGTACTCGACTTCCATTTCACCGAGCTTGACGGACTTGTATAGCCCCGTGTCGCCTGTCGTCCCAGTGATCGAGTCCGTGTCGTTCGCCAACGCATTGGCCAGCTCATACGTTGCGTATTTGATGTCGTTCGGGACCGCAGAGCAGGTCAGCTCAACACGATCCACGTGATAGTTGTTGCGTGGCCAGCTCAGTGCTTGGCTCTGATCGCAACGATCACCGTAAAAATTCAACGTGTCGATCCAGCGTGTAGCTGAGATCAATGCACGGTTTTTGTTGTCGTCAGACTTGTTGTCCCACTGCGTGCTGCTTGGGACGGTTTCAAAATACGCATTGGCTTCTGCCAACGTCACGTAGCTGTTGGCTGTCTCACTCTGGAGCGTGGCGTTGATCGTGGCAGCCATGTCAGCAAAAAGGGAAGGCCCCACCTAATGGTAGGGCCATTTGTCTCGTCAGGATCAGGACTTGAGGCCGTTATCCAGAGGAGTGTTGACGAAGATCTCAACCATGGG